CAGAGCGACGATGTAGAAGCCCAGCGCCTTGTTGATATAGCTAACAGCGGTTCACCTGCGGCAGCCAAGGAAGCAGCCGAGCAGTTACGCACCAAGTTCGCCAGAGACAGGGCAGGCAATAACCTTAGACGCTACAGCACCCAGATGGCACAAGATAGCCTGATGCAGTTCGATGCGAGCATTAACACTGCTATCGGTAAAGCAAGCGGTGCGACCAAGTGGAAATACTACGGTGATGTTATCAGGGATAGCAGGCCGTTCTGCGTGGAACACGCCAACCAAGTGTTTGATGAGGACGAGATAGAATCAACATGGGCGGGAAGCTGGCAAGGTAAATCATCTGGCGACCCCTTTATCGTGCGCGGTGGTTACAACTGCCGACACCACTGGAGACCAGTATTCGATGAAGAGGATATTGTGTCGCAGCCTGAAGCCACAGAGGAGCCTGTAGCCGTCCCTTCTATACCTCTAGGAATGCCACCACTTCAAAAGAAGAAAGAGCTTAAAAAGAGCTATGACGAGCGCACACAAGCGTCCAATCTTAAAGGCTCCGAAGATGCAGGCCAGAGAAGCAAGACAGGCTACCCAGTTAATAAAGATGGAACTTTTGCTGCAAGGTTTGACCATGGACACACCAGAAGAAGCAAGCTAACTCGTGATGAGTTCAATGCAAAGCAGTTTGGCGAGAACCAACTGGCAGGCTTTTCAGATGAGGCTTTGTCGCTTGTGGAGCCAACCCTGCTAGAGACTGATAAGCTGGCGGCTAAGTATGGCGTTCCAAGGATTAGAACAGTAGTCCCCGCAAAGGGAAAGAACACAGTTGCAGACATGGGTGATGGCGTACTTGGTCTAAACAAAGACATCTATAATGGTTACGGAAAGAAGGCTTACACAAGCCAAGAGGCGCTAGACGGCGCAGTGAATGACCTTGCAGCGAAGACAAAAACTTTGCGAACTAAGCTAGATGAGCAGGTGATACCCTATTTAGCCGTTAGAGAGGAAATGGTAGAAGCCGGCCTTAACTATACGCCTGAGCTTTTGGCAAGGTACAAAGCAGAAAAGGCCGCTTATGACAAAACTTTTAAGTCTATTGCCAAGAGTGAGAAAGCACTCAAGGCGGCCAGAAGGAATGCAGAGCCAAAGGTAGCCAGCACTTATGTAAGGGGCGGCAATAAGGCAGATAGGCCGTGGGCTTCTGGCGGTTACTTTGATTCAGATGCAGACTTGGGTAAGTCTACTATATTCCATGAGTTCGGTCATAACGTACACCAGCAGTATTTTGTAACACGAAACAAGATGAGAAGACCGCCCATAGAAGTTTGGTTAGATGGTAAATTTAAAGATAAACCTTTCTTTCCAACTCAATACTCGCAGGCTAACCCGCAAGAATGGTGGGCAGAAAACTTTGCGCTGCATAATATGGGAAGAAAAGATTTAGTTGATAAAGACATTGCAGGCTTGCTTGACGCTATAGCCGAATCGAACGGCAACCTAACAGTCTATGACGGCTTTAATTTTGAAACAGGAGAGTATATTTAATGGCAAAAGAACTAGAACTAGGGCTGGCACTTGTACAGCTTGAAGACTATCCAGAAGACATTATGGAGCAGCTAGATGAGCTTTATGAAGAAGCTGATGAAGAAGACAAGGAAAATTTTATCTGGCTTTACGAAGCTGCTTCCTTGCGCGTAAATGAATTAACTGAAGAAGAAATTGAGGATGAAGATTAATGGCATACGGTACAGGTAAGAAAAAGAAGAAGAAAAAAAAGCCCACTAAATAAGCTGGGCTAAAGGGTTACACTGCTGTTGATTAGGCGAAGGCAAAAAACTCTTTCTTGGAAATCACTTGACCAACATAACGCTCAACAGGTGCTGGCACTACATAGCCATCTGAGAGCTTGAGCATATTGTTGTCGGGGTTCCCGTCTACCATAACGATTTCTACAACCTCAAGCCACTGGGGTTCGCCTATAAGGGTTACGTAGTCACCTTCAAAGATAATCAAGGCTCTGGCTTTCTCTTGCATTTTCAGTTCGCTTTCGCGGCTTATGATGTTGGTTTTAAGTAGTCCGTTCCAAGGTTTGTTCATAATCCCCTCCGAGGGTAGCCCCCGAAGGGGCGGTTAATTTAGAAAGTGTAGTGACCTTCGTTAGCGATAATACCAAGGTAGCCGCCACATCTGTTTTGTCTTTGCATTACTTCAGTTTGATTAAAGCCAATCGCGTATCTTTCAAGTTCAGCAATGTGAAAAATAACATATTGCATTGGGATAACATCTTCAATTTTGATTTGACCATCTTGGTATTTGCCATCGAAGTAAGCAGATGCTTCAAGTGCCATTTTGTCGGCAACTTTTTCTGCGGCTGCTATTGTCTTATAGGTTTTGCAAGGTGACTTAGTTTCAGTAAGTCTGCGGCTGATTCTGTTTTGAAGTGAAGTAATGATGTTCATGTGTAGCCCTTGTTTGTTTTTTGAATGTAGGAGTATCTTGCCTGTTGTTTACATTAATGTCAACACTTTAGATGATATTTGTGCAGAAATGTTTATATGCTAAAATCGGGGTTCACCAAACTCAATTTGAGGCATCGTCACATGAGCGAAGATTTCGTGGAACCAACACCAGAAGAAACAGTTACAGACACACCACCAGAGGCCAAGACATTCACACAGGCTGACATGGACAAAGCAGTTGCCCAGCGCCTAGCTAGAGAGCAGCGCAAGTATGAGAAGCAGCTATCAGGCATTGACCTTGATGAAGCCCGCCAACTGTTAAGCCAGAAGGAACAGAACGAGCAAGACAAGATGAAGGAACGCGGAGAGTTTGAGACTATCCTCAAGCAGACCGTTGAGAAGAAAGACAACGAGATAAGCGCATACAAGAGCAAGCTACAGCAGACCCTAGTTGATGGGGCTATTCTTGGTGCGGCAAGCAACAACAATGCAGTAAGCCCTGAGCAGGTATCGTCCCTCCTTAAAAGCCAGACTAGGCTTGGAGAAGATGGCACTGTAGAGGTATTAGACAACAACGGTACACCCCGCTATAATGACAAAGGTGAACTGCTGACTGTCAATGAGATGGTCGGTGAATTTCTAACGGCTAACCCTCACTTTGTGAACGCAGGAAGAAGCGGCACAGGTAGTCAGGGTAACGCTGGTGGCTCTACGCAGAAGCCTCAATCTGCGGTTGAAATGGTTGCGAATTGGAATGACGGTGGGCGTGAGGCTTATCGCGCACTGATGAAAGCCAAAAAATAACATAATCTTTTAACCTAATTTATTGAGGTATTACAATGGCTGCTACTACTAGCTCCACACTTGACGACCTGTTTGCGAATATTATCGCGCAGGCACGATTCACTGCTGAAGAGCAATCCCTGATGATGGGCTTGGTAACTCAGTACAACATTGCTAACGAAGCTGGCAAGACTGTCCAGATTCCTAAGTACCCTGCAATTGCTGCTGCTGACCTGACCGAAGGCACTGACATGAGTTCAACCACTGTATCTACTAGCTCAGTTACTGTAACTGTTGGCGAAGTTGGTGCGCAGGTTGTTCTGACTGATATGGCTGCTTTTGGCGCGGGTAACCCTGCTGTTGAGCTTGGCACTGTACTTGGTAACGCTATCGCTACTAAGATGGACACTGACCTTATCGCTCTGTTCACTGGCTTCAGCGCTGGCCTTGGCGGAACTGGCACAGAAATTACTGTTGCTGATTTGTTCAAAGCACAGGCGACTCTGCGAGCTGCTAAAGTGACTGGCAATATTGCTGCTGTTCTGCACCCTTTCCAAGCCTATCAGCTTAAAGCTAACCTGACTAACACCTTCGCTAACCCGAATGGTGGTGACGCTCAGAACGCTGCTATGATTAACGGCTATGTCGGTAGCATTGCTGGCATCGACGTTTATGAGTCAGCTAATGTTGCTGTTTCTGGCGGTGATGCTATTGGCGCGGTATTCGCTCCAGAAGCACTAGCTATGGCACTGAAGCGCGACTTCGGTATCGAGTCACAGCGTGATGCTTCTCTCCGAGCCTTTGAGCTGAATGCAACTGCCGCTTATGGTGTTGCAGAGCTTGATGATAGCTTTGGCGTTAAGCTGACTTTCGAGTCAACTATCTAAGTAAGATTAAGCCCACCTCTTTCGGGGGGTGGGTTTTTACTAGGAGACAAGATGGCTATTACATACCGAGGCGAACGCTTTGAGGGGTACAACAAACCCAAGCGCACCAGTAAGCATCCAGACAAGAGCCATGCCGTACTCGCTAAAGAAGGCGATAAGGTTAGGCTGATAAGGTTCGGGCAGCAGGGCGCAGATAATAAGCCACCAAGAAAGAACGAGAGCGAAGCTGATAAGGCAAAGCGCAGGTCATTTAAAGCGCGATTCGCTAAAGACATTGAGAAAGGTCGCAAAGACAAAACCGCATCGGCGGCATACTGGGCAGATAAGGTGAAGTGGTAATGGCATTTAGTACAGACGCAGACCTAATGGAAATGGTTCCAGATATTCTTAATCTTGGAATTGATTCTTTTAGTGGTGAACACGCAGAAGCCCAAGCAGACATTGAGCGCAAGATACGCGCCGACTGGTGGGACAAGCGCGGCTATAGCGGTGAGCTGATACCCAGCAAGCTAACAGACAGCCAGTGGACTCGATGCAGTGTGTACCTTGTTCTGTGGAAGTACGCGCTCCCTAAGCTAACTAACTGGGTAGACAATGACCGCTTTCTTGGCATGATTGATTTCTACAAGTCTCGCTACGGCGAGGAGATTGAAGCAGTGCTGCGAGATGGCGTTGATTATGATGCTGACGGTGATGGCACTGTTACAGATAAAGAGAAAGAGCCTATCAACTCAGGCAGGTTAGTTCGCTAATGAATATTAGCCTAAAGTCAAAGGGTTACAAGGAAGCGATTAGAGCTTTAAAGCGTAACCCCCGCGAGCTTAAAAAGTTACAGAAAAAAGGCTTGCAGCGAATAGCGTTAATTGGCATTAACATTATTCAGGATAGAACGGCTGATGGGCAGGGCTACAAGGACGGAGCTTTTAAGCCTTACAGTGAGAGCTATGCCGCGTTTAGGAATAACAAGGGTAGGACTCTAACGCCAAACCTAAAGATGTCTGGCAAGATGATTGCGGCTATGACAAGCAAGGCTAACGATAAGCAAGCCGAGATATTCTTTCGCGGTAAAAATGCATCAGAGAAGGCGGCATACAACAACCAGACAAGACCCTTTTTTGGGTTTAGTCGGGACGAGGAGCAAAGGTTGCTCACGGCTTTTGAAAGGTTTATTAAATGAGCGTTAGAGAAAGCATTGCAAACAATATAGTCGATACCCTGCGCGACAGTGTTATTCAGCCTGTTCGCGTTAAGTACGTTACCCGCGAGCCGTTTGATTTTACCAAGCTATCAAACGCACAGTTTCCAGCCGTACTGGTTAGGACTGCTAGTGAGGATAGAGAGGACAGTTCAATAGCTGGCTCTATGGGTAAGCGCATGGCAAGCATTGAATATGAGCTGGTCTGCTTTGTTAAATCGGGGATTATTGACCAAGCTAGGAACAACATAATTGAAGCCGTTGAAGAAGGGCTTGAACAAGACCGCAAAAGAGGCGGGTTTGCGCTGGATACCCAGCTAACTAACATTGAAGTCGATGAGGGTTCTATTGACCCTGTTGGCGGTGTGATTTTAACCGTTCGCGTTGTATACGAATACACACGCGGCACAACTTAACTAGAAAGGTGATTTAAAATGGCTACACATACAGGCTCAACAGGCGTAGTGAAATTAGCAGCGGCGGGCGGTACTGAAGCTGTTGTTGGTGAGGTGCGTTCTTACACTATTGAAACAAGTGCTGACACAATCGAAGATAGCATTATGGGCGATGCTTCACGCACTTACAAAGCTGGCTTAGAAGCAAGCACAGTAAGCCTAGAATGCTACTGGGATGATACCGATGCACAGCAGTTGGTTCTTGACAGCCGTGCTTCAATTGACTTTGAAATCTATCCTACTGGCACAGGCACTGGTGAAAAGTATTACACTGGCAATGGCATTGTTACTAGCAAGTCAATCACTGCTGCTTTTGATGGTATGGTAGAAGCTACTTTCGCTATACAGGTTAGCGGAGCAGTAACTGAAGCAACAGCATAACCCCAACACAATAGGAGAAATTGAAAATGGGATTAGCAAGAGAACTTAGAAACAGACGCACCGTTAAAGCTACTAAAGTAACGGTACAGGGCTGGGCAGATGAAAAGGGTAAGCCCTTTGTTATGTACTGCAAGCCCATTACCTGCTACGACATTAACGAGCTACAAAAGAAGCATCAATCAATCTTGGAAGCGCCTACTATTGCTGCCATGGTTGATATGGTTGTTTTAAAAGCTGAAGATGAAGCGGGAGACAAGCTGTTTACCAGTGCCGAGGATAGAATTGATTTGATGGGCGAGCAGACTGATATTATCAGTGACATTGCCAACCAGATGTTTGCATCTATCGTTGACGTTGAGGCTGCTGAAAAAAACTAAGAGCCTCTCACCTTCGCATGAATATGATTGCGTTGGCTGAGAGGTTGCACATAACCATAGCAGAAGCGGAGCAGATGAGCCTCTCAGAAATCAATGAGTGGTTTGCCTACTTTCTAATATCGAGCGAGCAGAATGGCACTACAAGCTAAAATTGTTTTATCAGTTGTAAACAGAGCCGCCATGACGGGGCTTTCTCACTTCGCATCTGGATTAAAGACGGCAGCAGCCCGCGTCTTTTCAATGAAAACAGCACTGGTCGGCTTGGCTGGTGTTGCTGGCTTTGGGTTTCTTGCAAAGCAATCTTTAAACGCTACCGATGCTTTATCTAAGACGGCCGCTAAAATCGGCACAACTACTGACGCGCTTTCCAAACTGCAATATGCTGCTGGCTTAACAGGTGTTGAACAAAATACTTTAAATATGGCTATGCAGCGTTTTGCGCGTAGAACTGCTGAAGCGGCAAAGGGTACTGGCGAAGCTAAGGGAGCGATTAAAGAGCTAGGGTTAGATGCTAGAAAGCTAGTTAATATGCCGCTTGATGAAAGAATGCTCGCTCTTGCTGATGCTTTCCAAGGTGTGCAGGGAGACTCTGACAAGCTCAGATTAGCGTTTAAGCTATTTGATAGTGAAGGCGCGGCATTAGTTAATACATTGTCGGCGGGTAGGCAGGGCTTAATTGCCATGTTTAAAGAGGCAGACACACTTGGCGCGGTGATGTCTCAATCTGCGGCTTCAGGTGTTGAAGATGCCAACGATGCTCTATCGAAGTTAGGAACATTGATGGGCGGCATAAAGAACCAGATGTTTGCTGCAATGGCTCCAGCTTTTGAGTTGTTGGCTGATACTTTAAGAAACAATGTTGTGACTGCAATCCAAGAGAGTGATGGTTCAGTAGAGCAGTTTGCCAGAAACCTTGCAGTGAAGGTTTTAACCGCAATACAGGGAGCAATTACAGGCTTTCAGAAGTTAGCGAATGGCTTTATCTATGTCTACAATTCAGCCTTAAAAATGAAGGATGGGCTGACTAGGGCATTTAGTAAAGATAACGAGATGAACGCTCGCCAGCTAACAGATGAAATAACTGAGCTACAGGCGCAAATCGACAAAGGGTTCCGCAGCTCTGCAACAATGAAGGCCAGCAAGGAAAGGTTGGCAGGACTTATAGCATTAAAGGCAGCGGCTACGGAAGCTGGCGACTCACTTGGCTTGATGAATAAAGTTGACTTTGCAGGCGGCTTGAATAAGTTAATAGAAGATTTAAAGGTATCTTTAGAAACATTGCCAGCAACAGCAGTTCCTGCAATAAATACTGTTGCTAATACAGTGGGCGACATGGAACGTAGATTTAATAGTTGGAGTGATAGCTTACCATCTATGGAAGACAACATGAAAAGCCTGACAGCCCAAGGCTTAGACGGTTTGACTGATTCCCTTACTGCTGCTGTCACTGGTGCTGCTAACTTTAAAGACGCTATGAAGTCTATGGCTAAAAGCGTTGTAGATAGCCTGATTAAAATGCTGATTCAGAAGTATATTGTTGATGCTGCTTTCGGTGCTATTGTTGGCAGCTTTGGGAATGGTAACGCAGCTACAGGAACTTATAATAGTGGAATGAATTATGGCGGCCCAGTAAATGGCGGAGGCTCAATGGCGGGCGCTAATGCTGGTGGCGGCGGATTTGGTCACAGAGCTATCGGTGGTTCTGTTCAGGCTGGTCAACCTTACATGGTTGGTGAGCGTGGGCAAGAGATGTTTGTGCCTAACCAATCAGGCTCTATAATACCTAACAACCAGATGGGCGGCAGCGGTGTTACAATAAACCAAACTATCAATATATCCACTGGCGTAGCTCAAACTGTACGAGCAGAGGTTGCTGGCATGATGCCCCAGATAGCGGCGGCAGCTAAAGGCGCAGTAGCAGACGCAAGACAGCGCGGCGGTGGATACAGTCAAGCATTAATAGGAGCATAGAATGCCTTTAGCATTTCCCAGTGTTGGGATACAAAATATCAATATGCGTTTAAGAAGGGCGATTGCAGTTAATGAATCGCCTTTTTCTTATGAGCAGCAAGTCTATGAGCATCAGGGTGCTAGATGGGAGTGTGAGGTCACTCTGCCGCCTTTAAGCTACGCAGAGGCACGTTCGGTAGAGGCTTTTATAATCGGCCTTAAAGGGCAATCAGGGACGTTTACGTTTGGGCACCCTTTGCATAATACAACTGGCGCATCTGTTAGCCCGCTTGGAACGGCTGCAATTAGGTCGGAGCAGTTTGCTTGTGATTCAAATTCAACTTCTGTAGCGGCTGGAACATACTTCCAAGCAGGAAACTATCTGTATGTTTGCACTGAAGATAAGGCAGCAGGTAGTTCAGATTTAAAATTCCAACCACCGCTAAGGGCTGCTTTAGCAGGTTCCGCCCAACTAGATTTTACAAGCCCAAAAAGCCTATGGCGCATGGCAGCAAATGACATTAGCTGGTCAACAGACACCGCATCTATGTATGGATTTACTTTCGCTTTTGTGGAGGCTTTATAGATGGCACGTACTCTTAGCGCTGAAATGCAATCGGTTGCAACTGCTGATGTAGTTAGACCTTTTTACTTGATAGATATGGATTTTCAAAGCCCTGTTCGTTTATGGTCAGGTCTAGGGGACTTAGATTCCCCAACGGGAAACCCCATAAATTTAAATTCTAGCTTTGATTCTAATCTGAATAACTGGTCTACCCAAGAACTTGGCACTGGTACTGTGACATATACATCAGGACAAGCCAATATCTCTGGCCCTAGCTATGCTAACAGAGCTGGCGTTTTCCAAAGTACTACAACAGTTGCAGGCGAGAAATACACTGTTACTGTAAATCATACTGGAGCAGATGTTGAGGTACGGCTTGGAGATATGTATGTTGGGCCAGATAACTACTTTTACTACCAAAGAATTTCGGCTGGCACGTTTCAATATACGTTTACAGCACTGGGGACAACTACGCAGATAATGGTGCGCAGTCGATACGGCGGAACGGCAGCGGTAACAAGCGTCAAGCTAAACAACACCGAAACTTATGTTGGCGCAGGTGATTTACTTAAAATCTCAGAGATACAAGAAACAAGCGACCTGCAAGCCAATGGAGCCACCGTTACTTTAAGCGGCGTGAATACAGCATTAGTAGGGTTAGCCCGCGACCAAGATTACCAAGGAAGAAAAATGTCAGTTTTGCTTGGCGCAATGGACGATGTAGCAAATGTAATTGTAGCACCCGTAAATTTATTTACTGGGTTTATGGATGTAATGACAATTACAGACAGCGGAACCTACTCGAATATCAGCGTGACCTGCGAGAATAAGCTGATAGCATTTGAAAAAGCCTACATCCGCAGATACACAGATGCAGACCAAAGAATCGACCATCCTACTGATGATGGCTTTGAATATGTTGCCTCTATACAAGAAAAGGAAATAGTCTGGGGCAGGCCGACACCTATGACTGCTGGCTCGCGTGAACCAGTGAGAACTGGGCGCGGCAACAGATGATTAAAATTGCGCACGAATCTTTAGCCAATGTTAAAATGGAGCTGCTACCTTTACTTGCTGAGCATTGGGAGCTGGTTGCTTTAAATAAGGGAAAGATAAAACTTAACCCTGATTGGAAAGAATACGCACGACTTGACGCAAGTGGCGCACTACGAATATTCACAGCTAGAAAAGATGGCGTTCTAGTGGGATATTTTGTTTTAATAATTAACAAAAGCATCCACTACAGTGACCATTTTTTTGCTGTCAATGACGTTATATTTGTGAAGCCTGATAGCAGGGCTGGGGCTACTGGCTACAAGTTACTTAAATATGCAGAGAACTACTGCAAGCAAGTGGGTTGCTCTACACTAACTGTTAATACAAAGGTTCATATTCCTTTTGATAAGCTAATGATTGGCATGGGCTTTGACTTGATTGAACGTGTTTACTGTAAATTTCTAGGGAAATAAAAGATGGCTTTTGCAATCATTGCAGGAATCGCGGCAGCAATGCCCGCTGTTATTACGGCAGGAGCTTGGGCTGCTTGGTCTTGGGGTGCTTTTGCCCTTGGCGCTGGCTTATCTATGGTATCGAGGGCACTGGCTCCAGACCTAGATATGTCCAGCATGCAGGGAGCGACACTAAATGTAAGAGAGCCATCTGCGCCTAGAAAAATTGTCTATGGTGAAACCAGAGTTGGCGGCGCAATTGTTTTTGTAGATAGCACTGGAAGCGACAATAAATTGTTGCATCTGGTAATTGCTGTTGCTGGGCACGAGATACAATCTTTTGAAAAGGTTTATTTTGGCGATACCCTTATCTGGTCTGGCGGTAGTTATGAAGGTGATTGGGCATCATACGCCGAGCTGAACTTTCACAAAGGCGACCAAACAACCGCAGATGCAAACCTTGTTTCTCGCAGTTCTAAATGGGGCAGCGACAACAAGCTGCTAGATACCGCTTATATTTATGTGCAGCTTACCTATGACGTTGAAGAATATTCCGGCGGGATGCCTAATATCAGCGCAGTAATTAAAGGCAAGAAGTGCTACAACCCTATTAGCAACTCAACAGGTTGGACTAGCAACGCTGCTTTGTGTTTGCACGATTACCTTACAGATGAAAAGTATGGCCTTAATGAAGCGTATGCAAATATAAACCTAGGCTACTTATCCGATGCGATAGCGATATGCGACCAAACAATTTCCGTTACTGGTAGCCCCGATGAAAAGCGATACACTTTAAATGGCGTTATTGACACATCTAGTAGCCGTAAAGCGATTATTAATGGACTGCTTACAGCTATGGGAGGCAAGCTGGTTTACTCTGGCGATGAATACTTTATTAGCCCTGCTTATTACCAGACCCCGACAATCACAATAGATGAATCTGTAACAGTTGGAGAGATACAGGTAAGCACAAAGCAAAGCCGCAGACAGCTTTACAATGGGGTAAAGGGCAGCTTTCCCAGTAAAGAGAAAAACTATGTAGTTGCAGATTACCCTGCACAGATCAGCTCAACTTACGCAACCGCTGACGGAGACCCAATCTATTTAGATATGTCTTTGCCGTTCACTGTAACAAATACAGCCGCGCAGAGACTGGCAAAAATTGCCATGCTATCTTCACGCCAGCAAACAACAGCTACTATTCCCTGCAACTTGGCAGCTTTAAAGTTTAAGGCTGGCGATGTAATAATGATTAGTAACGCCAAAATGGGCTGGGTGCAAAAATCTTTTGAGGTTTTAAATTACACTCTTGCGGCTGACACTGACGGCAAAATTATTGTTAATGTCAATGCTATAGAGACTGATGCAGCCATTTATAACTGGGCAACTAGCGACCAAGAAGATTTCTTAGATGGTGGTGAGATTAGTTTGTATGACGGTTCTTTGGCTGAGCCGCCAACTAATTTAAGCGCAGTTTCAACCGCTGTAGTAAATGAAGACGGAACCACAGTAGAAGGTATTTCTTTGCTTTGGACAGCATCTGCTGACGTTTTTGTCACCAGCTATGAGGTTGAGTATTCTACTGATAACAGTAATTACAGTGGCTCTGTAACTGATAGCAATAGATTTATTATAAGCCCAGTTATAGCAGGTCAGACGTACTACATAAGAGTTCGCTCTGTTAATAATTTAGGTGTTAAAAGTACTTATGCAGAGGTGCAAGTTACTGCAACTGGTGACAACACTAATCCAGCAACACCTACTGCCTTGGCTATAACTGCTGGAATAAATACTGCGACACTAACTTGGGTAAACCCGCAAGATTTAGATTTTAGCAATGTAGAGATACAGCGCAAAAAAGGCACAGGAACCTACTCAGTTATTGCAACTGTTAGCGGTAAAAGAGGTGCGGCAGCAAGTTTTAGTAATTCAGGTCTTGATAACGATGCGCTATATACTTACAAGATTAGAGCCTATGACTTCTCTGGTAACTCTTCTGCATTAAGTAGCCCAGTTAGTACTACAACTAATATTGCCCCTAGCAATGTAGACGGTAAGTCTACCTTTGTTGCTATTGTTTACCGCAGGTCATCAAACGCACCTTCAACGCCTACAGGCGGCAGCTTTGATTTTGGCAATAATGATTTAACAGCTCCAACTGGTTGGTATACAGCAATACCCAGCGGCACAAATCCTGTTTACGCATCTCAATTTTTATTTTCAATACAGGGTGACACTGGGACAGTAAATGGCGGCACTTGGTCTGCGCCAGTGGTAACGGCTGAAAATGGCACTGATGGCACTGATGGCACAAACGGCCTTAGCACGTTCAGATTCAATGTTTATCGAAGGGCAACATCTGCGCCATCTACCCCAACTGGTGGTGATTACGATTTCACTAACAACAGTATTACACCACCAACTAGCTGGTATTTAACGCCGCCATCTGGCTCAACGTCACTTTGGGTATCTACAGCGACAGCGCAAATTTCTGGGCCAACCGGCACAGATACTTCGTTAGATTGGAGCGCACCGGCTTTAATGGTTTCGAACGGTATTGACGGAGCAACTGGAGCAAGAACTGCTAACCTGTATCTCTACTATGTACTTTCTAGCACTAATCCGCCAAGCGCACCCACAGTTACCAGCTATAACTTCTCCACAGGCGTTATTTCAGCAACTACTTATTGGAGCCGAATCCCGCCTAATGTTACTGGCGCTGATAAAACGTTTTGGGCTGTTAGCGTATTTGTGAAAGAGGCATCTTTTGGAGGCACACAATCTTATGAGATTGGAAGCGTTTTCAATAGCTTCACTTTTAATGGGCTGGTTACTTTCACTAATCTTAATAATGAGCTTAGTGACCCTGACAGCACAAATATTACTACGATTGATGGCGGCTTAATTAAGACAGGCAAAGTAGAAGCTAACAGAATAGAAATTGATGGGACAGGAATAGATACCCAGATAATAGGCGGCAAGCAAACCCTTATTATCGGTGGCGGCGGTGTAGACAGTACCCAGCTTGCAACAAGTGCAGTTACCCCTGTAAAGATAGCCGATCTTGCTGTAGACACTATTAAGATTGCAGACCAAGCGGTTACTATTCCAGCCTCTACAACTAATTCTGGGCAGAGCTGGAATGGAACAACCACAGAGCGAACCGTTCTAACGCATACTTGGACAGGAACTGGTGCAATTACTGAGCTTTTATGGAGATACTACGCTTTTGAAACTTCACCTTTTCAATTATTAATAAAGGTGAAAGTCAATGGAACGACTGTCAAGCAACTTAATGTTACTGGCGGTCAAGATATTATTGATGCCGTCAATGTTACTTCAAACAATGGTACAAATACGGTTTTAATAACGGCTAAGAAAACTACAGGCACAACCAGTGGTGGTGCGGCTGTTGCTAATTTATTGATGCGTAGCTTGGAGCTGAAAAAATGAACATGGTCACAGTAGAAATAAGAAGAATGCGCAACCTAATGCTTACTGGTACTGATTACACACAAATGCCAGATTCCCCTGTTAGCCAAGAAAAAAAGGTAGAATGGGCAATGTACAGGCAAGCACTGCGCGACCTACCAAGCCAGTACGCTACAGAAACCAATATAGACAACGTGGTCTACCCCACACCACCAGAGGCATAAAAATGATTTATCCAATAGTGCAGGGCGACTCTGCACCACAGCTAGAAGTGACCCTGACCCGCGATGATGATGGCTCTGTTGTAGACCTAACTCAAATGCTATCAGCCAAGATACGTTTCAGAGCTAAAGGAACAAAGACCCTGCTATTTACAATGAATGGCTTTAACCCTTTTGGCACAAAAAACGAAGGAAAGGTTTACTTTTCTTTTGGTGCTAATGACTTAGCGACTTTAACCGCTGGGTTTTATGAGGGTGAGATTGAAGTCACTTACACATTCGGCAAGAAAGAAACCTGTTATGAGGTTATTAACTTTCAGCTAAGAGAGGACTTCGATGCCTAATAGAACCGTTGCTTTTAAAAGAGCTATAGCGAAGATAAAGCGTGGCGCTTTTCTTATATTCCAGAAGTTTGTNGATACCGCTACAGCATCNGACCAACTTACTTGGGACATGGNNAAGAATGTTNCAGACAGCGCAACAGTTACAGATACGCCAACCCTGAGCGTAACAAAGCCTATTNCAGANGCTGCAAGCGTTACTGATGCAATCGCATTGGTTACAGTCAAAAACGTCACAGAAGCTCTTAGCGTAGGTGATGTGACAACATTATCGGCAAGCAAGCCTTTTAGTGATACAATTGGGGCAACTGATTCTGGTCTAGTAGTTGCTCAGGACTACTGCGACATTACTTATTTCCAGCAAGACTTTACTGGACAAAGCTCAACTATATAAGGGTTAAGAAAATGAAAGAAGATTTGAAGATTAAGGGCGATGTTATCCTGACCCTTACTGACGAAAATGGAAACCTAAAGCAACGCCAAGAAATAAAGAATCTGGTTGTTACTGCTGGGTTAAATTACATTTCTAGCAAAATAGTAACAAGCGCCACAAATATGAGCCATATGGCTGTCGGCACTGGTTCAACAGCCGCATCTGCTGGACAGACTGCACTTGTTACAGAGCTGGACAGAAACACATTCTCAAGCGTATCTGCCTCTAATGGCGTTTGTACTTTCAACGCTCAGTGGGCGGCTGGCGATGCTACTGGCGCAATTACCGAGGCTGGAATATTCAATGCTTCAAGCGGTGGCACTATGCTTTGTCGCACTAAGTTCGACACTGTAAATAAAGCGGCTGGCGACAGCTTGGCTATTACTTGGGTTGTAACCATTAGCGTATAAGGGGTTAATCGTGTCTACTATCGTAACAAGAGCAGGAAAAGGTTCACCGCTTACCAATACGGAAGTGGATGCGAACTTTACAAACTTAAACACAGACAAGGCACAGCTAGACACAAGTGTAACTTTTACCAGTCTAGGCACTACAGGAGACATTACTGTAACTTCAGCTTCGCCTGAGATTCTTTTGGTAGATACTACTACAGCGGGTGCGCTTGGCAGGGTTTCGGCCTTCAGCTCAGGGCTTGGCTTTAGGGCAAAAGCCTCTGACGATAATGGTGTGCCACAATTCGGCAACCATACTTTTAGCCGTTTCAATGGAACTGACACAAAGACGCAGATGGTTTTAGATAATAATAGCGATTTTCGCGTCTGGAATGATGCAGGAGCAGTGCGTTTATTTTGGGATGCTAGTCACAATTCTAGTGGTGGCGGTTTAGCTATTGGTCAGGCTGCTGTTCCACAAGCTACCTTAGATGTGCATGGAGATGCTTTAATTAAAGAAAGGTTGCAGATTGGTGAAACCCAAGGCGGTACAACTCAAGCAGCACTAGACATTCGAGGCTCTAACTTAGAGTCTGGAAGTTTTGAAGCTAGTGTATCTGCTGGCGTTATGAATGTTACATCTGTGAACAGTGCAACCTTGGCTGTTGGTGACGTTATTTATAGCGCAAACGCTATACCAGCAAACACATTTATCAAGTCATTTGACAGCGGTAGCGGTGGTGTTGGCACATACAATTTAAGCCAATCTTTTGACCTTAATTCTGTAACTTTACGAAACTCTGCAAAAGGCAGCTTGACCGCATCTTTTACAAATGCTGATACATCTTTAAGAGCTGGACAGCCACTTGGAACAATTGAGTTTAATGATGCAGATGCTACAAATGACGGTGCAAAAGGCTTTTTAGTTTGCGGCTCGCAAGACACAACGCCATCTAGCTATCTTGCTTTTGGAACGCACCACACAGGTCAGGGAGAACACGCCAGAGAAGTTGCAAGGATTGATGAAGATGGTAATTTCCTGCTGAATACTATTATATCTAACAACACATTAGACCATGTAGAGCTTAGACCTGACGGCACAATCCGATGCAGTGATGTTAGGTCAACAGCTGCTAACGTTACTGGTGGGGTTGGCTCTAGTGTAGAAGCGCCTGTCGTTATAAATCGCACAGACAATGATGGCTCTATGCTCAATTTGCAGCAAGGCTCAACTACGCAAATTAGATTCCACAGCACAAGTGGCAATAAGCCAATTATTGTTGAACCTAGTGGCAATGGTATTAAGATTACCCCTGATAGCTTACAGCCTAGAACATACAACAACGGCACGTATGACGATGAAATGAATCTGGGCGCTACTACTACAAGATTCAAAAATTTATTTCTGTCTGGCGGAGTTTTCTTAGGTGGAACAGGTAATGCAAACCTTTTAAACGATTACGAAGAAGGAACTTGGACTTGTGGCATTGCTAACAGCGCAGGCGACGAAACATCTAGCACAACTGTCGCCGGTCAATACACCAAAATTGGTCGGCTTGTTCACGTTAGTGTAGCTATTACTGGAATTAATACTGATGCTTTCTCTGGCGGCTCTTTAAGAATTACGGGTTTACCTTTTGCAGTTAAAAACTCTACTCACTCAAGAGGCAATGGAGTTGCACAGTTTAATAATTTTGACGATGCTAATGCTGGTAAGTACTTTGTTCAGGGTGTACAAAACACAGAGACAGCACAAATAAAATACAATATAAATAATGGCACAGCTGCGAGCGTTGATGTTGCTAAACTAAACTCTAGCGACACCAGTGCTATTATCATGGATTTAACTTATATCTCTTAATAACCATACGCCCAGTGGATGCTGGGCATAGACAGGAATAAATAAAATGGCATTAGAAAAAGTAGTAACAGAAGATAAGATTGAAATTGTTGGCGAGTTTAAAGCCGTACAGATCCGCACCAAAACAGCAATCACTGATGATGGATTAGAGATTTCTTCAGCATATAGCCGCAAAGTAATATCTGCTGGCGATGACTATTCTGGTGAGAGCGCAGAAGTTCAAGCTATCTGTTCTGTTGTTCACACTGAAGCCGTTGTTGCTGCATACGCAACTTATTTAGATGAGATGCAGGATTACTAATGTATCAGTATCACCAAGAAAGGCCGACTCCTAGCCTCCTATTTGATATTGCTAAAGGCAATATTTGGGACAGTGAAGCTGTCAATATCTTTGGATTCAATAGAACCATTGGCACTGACTGGGAAGCGGTCTGGAATGATGGCGGTGATTATGTTTACCCAGCTAGCGCGGTGCAGATGTCGCTTGTATCCGCATCCGTTAGCGACACAATGCAAGTTCTTATTAGCGGCTTAGATGCTGACTACAATAAGCTGGTTGAGACTGTAACTCTCACAGGTACGTCCGTTGTAACTACTGCTCAGTCTTTTTTTCGCATTAACAGCGCTATCATTTTGAGCGGTAGTAATGTTGGCGATATAACTATCAGCAACAACTCTGTTCTGTACGCATTTATTGAGGCCGAGTTAGGCACAACCCAAGCGGCTATCTACACTGTACCCGCTGGCTATAGCTTGTATCTGTTTCGCATTGATGCAAACAGCGCAACTACTAATGGTCAGAAATACATATTTTTCCGCAATGTTGTTAGGACGAACGGCAGAACTTTGCGCGTAACTGAAGCAACCTTTGCAACGTCCCAAGTAAGTTACGACAGGCAGATACCTTTTAAAATTCCAGAAAAATCAGACTTCCATTTCGAAGCTAAAAGCAGTGCAGGAACAAACGAGATGGCTTTATTCATTGAAGCAGTATTAGTTAAAAACAAGGCATAATCATGGCTACAGTTAAAGAAGCCCTACTAAAGCTAGAAGGTCACGAGCGCGAATGCGCTGTTCGATATTCAAACATTGAGCGCAGACTTGATGAAGGGCAGATTAAATTTAAATCTTTGCAAACAGCTTTGTGGGGCATTTACCCGCTAATCATAACCCTGTTTGTTATGGGTAAGTTCTTTTGATTGAATCTTTGATTGCTCCTATTACTGGCCTACTAGATAAATGGATACCTGATGCGGATACAAAGCAGAAAATCGCACATGAACTTGCAACGATGTCAGAGCGACACGCGCAGGAAATCGCTATTGCTCAAATCGCAGTCAACCGAGAAGAAGCAAAAGGCAACTGGTTTCAAGCAGGATGGCGACCAGCGACAGGGTGGGTTTGTGTCTTAGGCTTTGCGGTAAACTTTCTAATAGCACCTTTGGCGGCTGGCTTTGGCGTAGACATTCCACAAGCAGACACCGCAACTATGCTCCCAGTGCTGATGGGTATGCTTGGACTGGGTGGCCTTAGAACTTACGAGAGGATTAAAAAATGACAGCTAAAAAGAAAATAGTCTACTTCACAGATAAAGAACTGGCCTGCAAACACAGTGGCGAGAATGGCATGGATGCAGACTTTGTTAAGTTGCTGATTAAGATTCGGAAAGAGTGTGACTTTGGCTTTCCTATCAGCAGTGCTTACCGTAGCCCCCAACACCCCATAGAGCAGCGTAAAGAGGTAGCAGGAGCGCATTCAACTGGTAAGGCGGTAGATATATTGGTTAGCGGAGAAAAGGCTTTAGAATTGATTAGAGTGGCTCAGAAGCATGGTATCCAGAGAATAGGTATCAAGCAGAAAGGTCGCACACGATTTATTCACATAGACGCTTGCACCCAAGAAGATGGGTTCCCCGCCCCTGCTATCTGGTCATATTAGTTTATAAATGTCCGGTTATCAGTTTATAAATGTCCCGATATAAGGCGCTAAACTACCCAAACTAGCCGCATATTAAACCAAGCCCATTAATTTGGGCTTTTTATTGTCTAAAGTGTTGACATAAATGTAAACGTCAGGCACTATAAACACACATTCAAAAAACAACGAGGCAACACCAAATGTTTAAACTAAACCAAATAGTCAAAGGCGCAACAGCAGGTACTTTTGTAATTGTAGGCTTTAGAAGTATTGACGGCACAGACTGCGCACAGGTCAAAAGCGTAAACCCAGCAGACCACACGCAGGTAGCTAGAGGCGAGATTGCATTACCACTGACAGCATTAACTCAAATTTAATAAAAAAATAGCCCTCTACGGAGGGCTTTTCTATTGGAGGCAATATGCACACCAAGAAAAACAGCAAGGGCGACACCTTCAAAATTGAGCGCGTTGGAGCAGGCGCGGTTGTGTCAATGCTTAGACGCAAGACTTCAGGACACCTGAGAAGAAACATGGCGGAGCGTTGGACAATCATATTCCCAAAGCCAGATATGACTGGCGAAGAAGTTAAGCACATTACAAGCAACGGCATGAAGATTGAAGACGCTGTTGAGCTATTTGTTAAACGCGCAGAGCAATAGGAGGCTTTATGTTTACCACCGATTTCAATAATTACTTTTACGAGCTGGCTGAGAAAGATTACGCGATGGGCAACAACGAGCGCGCAGATATGCCAGAGGAATACTACCTAGCCTTTGGCGCACTATATGCAGAAGGTGAATGCGCTTCAGCTAATTGCGCTGACCCTGACAAAAGTGTTACCGCACGATTAACTTTTTAGTACAATACCAACTTAACAATAGGAGATAGTATGTTTTCAAGCGAATCAATCAACGAACTGGCTACAGCTTTATGCAAAGCGCAGGCCGTCATGGGGGGTGCTGTTAAAGGCACTGGCAACCCTTTCTTTAAATCCAAATATGCGAACCTGTCTGACGTTATGCAGGTGGTCAAAGAGCCGTTTGCAGCTAATGGCCTGAGCTATGTTCAGTTTCCAGTTAGTACAGATAACAGCGTTGGTGTAGCAACTAGACTGATGCACACCTCTGGTCAGTGGTTAGAGCAAGAGTTTCTACTGCCGATGGTTAAGCGTGACCCACAATCTGGCGGCTCTTGTATTACGTACGCAAGACGCTACGGACTAGCGGCTATGGCAGGTATTCCGCAGGTAGATGATGATGCAGAATCTGCGATGGTGCGCGGAGATAATAAGCGGGTTATTAGCCCCGACCAGCTGGTGAATATTGCAGAGTTACTTGAATCAACCCGCAGTGACACACCTAAGTTCTGCAAGGCGTTTAAATGCTCAAGCCCTGAGACTTTGTTAGCTGTAAATTATGATAGAGCTGTTGCGGCTCTAAGAGCTAAGTTCAAATGATAGTTTCCAACGATGAGCAAGGAACTGAGGCGTGGTTTGAATCGCGCCTTGGTAAACCATCTGCAAGTGGTTTCGGTAAACTCATAACAAGGACAGGCAAACCTAGCGCACAGGCTGAGGCTTATATCAATCAGCTTATCTTTGAAAAACTATCTGGAAAAATACCAGAGTCGTATACGTCAGCCGCAATGGAGCGAGGCAATGAACTCGAACCAGAAGCTAGGGAAAATTTTGAATTTATAAATAATGTTTCTGTGCGGCAGGTCGGCTTTGTGCAGAATGATGAGCTTACATATGGGTGCTCACCTGACGGTCTACTTGATGATGATAACGGAGGCGTTGAAATCAAATGCCCCCTTGGTCAAACGATGGTCAAGTATATGCGTGACCCTCAGGAGCTTGTAAAAGCATACTGGCAACAAATTCAAGGTTCTATGTGGGTTACTGGTGCAAGCCACTGGTATGCCTTTGCGTATCACCCTGAAACGGCTCACGTTCAAGTCAGAGTTGAGCGTGATGAAGAATACATTAAAAAATTAGCCGATGAAGTTATGGCGGCTGTAACTGTAATAAAAACCGAAACGGAGAAAAACCAATGAGTACATACGAGCAGAAAGATAACACTGGCGCAATGTTTGTGAACGACAAGAAAGAAAGCGAAACGCACCCAGACCGAAAAGGCAGCGCGTTAATTGGTGGCGTTGATTACTGGGTAAGCGGCTGGGTTAATACCAGCAAGACTGGAACTAAGTATATGAGCTTGAAGTTTAGCGCAAAGGATGAGCAACAGCAGGCAACACCACAAGCCAAAGCAGCTCCAGTACCTACAGCAGAGTTTGATGAAGATATACCGTTTTAGAGTTAAATCCCCCCCGCGAGGGGGGGAACCAACAGGAGAAAGACCAGCGCTAGCCGGTCAATAACAATATATCACAACTGGAATAATAATATGCAACTTATAGACGCAGGAAAGGCTGTTAGAGCCGCGCAAGCCAATGCCAGTATATCTAACGCAGAACTCTCTAGAATCGCTAAGACAAGCCCACAGCAGGTTATACGGTGGAGAACGCAGCCTAACATGAAGCTGCACACCATGCAGGAACTCTGCGCGGCACTCAATGTTGATGTAGTGGATTTCTTTCGACTTGGAAAATAGTTCCTGTTTTGTGTTTACAAACAGGTTGATATAGATAATACTGCAAAAAGTTATCGGGCTAGAGGTTGGGGAACCATTTTAAATTAAACCCCAAAGACCAAGTTGACCCTCTTGATATAGCCCCTGAAGCCAGTCGGTACTGGCAGATGGATAGATTAAATATTCGATACGATAACGAATTTACCGAGGAGTCGCTTTAGCCCTCTTACCTTAAAAATTTACTTGATGACAAGTGAAAAGGGTTAAAGTATCTCAAAGAAAATAAATTATTTAAAAACAAACCTTTCAAAAAAACGTGTTGACGCTTTAGCGGAAACCAAAGGAGTTAAGAAAATGAATCAGAAACAACGTGTACTCGATTACCTGAGAAGTGGTAACACAATAACCAGCCTAGACGCTTTCCATGAGCTAGGCATTACCAGAATATCCGCTGTAGTGTATAACCTAAAGCGTGATGGACACCACCTGATAAAAGAAAACGTCACCGTCAAAAACAGATTCGAAGAAGAATGCACCATTGCCCGCTGGAGTCTGCCATGCTCTTAAAGACTGGAGAAGAATATCTAGTATCTGATGACCTGCACCAAGACTTGATTGATGCCTATGGCGAAGACATGGTTCGCAATGAGCTGACAGCGATGAAGATGTGGCTACTTACTAACCCCTTTAAACGCAAAACCAAAGTCGGGATGCCCAAGTTTATTAATAGTTGGTTATCCAGAGCAAAGAAGACTGGCGGTGTGTCCCCCTTTGTTCCCCAGCAGCAAGCAGCAGGCAACCAAGACACGCGCAGTTCACAAGCTAAGGTGGGCGATTCAATCAGGGGCAGAACCTTAGAGTGTTCACTGACAGACATTACATGGGTAGAGCCACACGAGAAAGAGGCACAGAAACAATATTACCTCGCTAAGCGCGGCTTCTATTATGATGGCGGCAATGAGGTGAAATATGGATAGGGTTCGACATCCAAACTCAAGAAAGATTGCAATCAAATATTCCTACGCTGGAAGGAATACAAAGCTGAAATCTGGGGAAAAGTACACATTACCCCATCTGGCTGAGGTCGCAGGCATTAACGCCAAGACGCTACACAGCAGGCTCAGGGCAAAGCAGTGCAAGGTCATTACTGACTACGATTTGAGAGTGGCTAAGGCAGCCTACAACAACGATGCAGATAAGCCTTTTGAGTCGCGCCTTGAATCTCAGGAAGCTATAACCAGCCAGAAGTGGTTATCGAGGGCAATAGTTTGAGCGATGCCGATAGTGTAAAAGTGTACCGAGCCGAGGAAATAGATGTTCGGCTCAGGTACATTGCTGACCGCCTCAAAGATTGGGACTATAAGAAGCCCTGCGCTATCACACTAAAGCCCTACAGCAACCCCCGCACAATATCGCAGAACGCTATGTTCCATTCTTGGTGCAGATACCTAAGCGCAGCAGTTAATAAGCGTGATGCCTCCTACACTGAAGAAAATGTTAAGCTATTACTGAAGCAGCTATTCCTTGGCACTGAAGAAATCAAGGTAGGAAAGACAATCATTAAAGACCAGTTAAGGCAGACCAGTAAGTTAGACTCTGGCGAGATGCACCACTTTCTCAATCAGGTTTACGAGTGGGCTTTTGATTTAGGCTTCAGCTTGCCTATTGACCAGCAAAGCGAATATAGAAAACTAAAACAACAACAGGTGAGATAATGGACAGGATTGACCCCCGCAGTTTATTGGAGTTTGCAAGAAGCGAATCACAGACCAGAGTTTTAGAGGCCGTTATCCAGCATGGCTCAAACACTAAAGCAGCCGATGCGCTGGGAATGAACAGGCGCGGTATTGATAAGACTATGAAGCGCATTGAGGGATATGCCGCAGCCAAGGGAGTCGCACCACACCGCAGCTTAGTACACCAGACCGCAGAAGGCTTTGATGCCAAGCGAGTATCCACAGCATATAAAGAAGATGGCTCAGTTGCCTTGCAGTGGGTGATTCAGGAGCCGCAAAAGCAAAGCATGAAGCAGCGCCTAGACCTGATGATTGAGGGCGTTAAAGAAGACCTTGATGGGTTTAAAGCCCCAGCGCCTGCACCAGTAGAAGTCTCCGATGATTACCTTGCTATGTATATGATTGGCGACCACCACTTTGGGATGCTGGCTGACAGCGAATCTAAAGTTGATGATGACGACTGGGACATAAAGATTGCCACTGAGATTCTTATTGATGCCACCGACCGACTGGCTAACCGAGTTGGTAATGCCAAGACAGGTGTATTGCTTAACGTGGGTGATTTCTTTCACGCTGACAGCAGCTTTAACACCACCACTAAGGGAACGCCAGTAGACGTAGACACACGCATTGGCAAGACCTTTAAGCTGGCAGGCAGGCTATTTAACATCCTAATAGACAAGATGCTACAGACGCACGAGAAAGTTGTTGTAGTTAATGTGCGCGGCAACCATGACTATGATATGGCCTGTCACCTGTCTAGCTGCTTGGAGCTGCTTTACAGCAAAGAGCCGAGGGTTGAGATTGTCCAGAACTACAGCAAGTTTATATCCTACCAGTGGCACAATAATCTCTTCGTGTTCCACCATGGCGACCGCATAAAGCATGAGCAGATTCTACAGACAGTGATTAAGAACCTTGACGACGAATGGGCAGAGTCAAAGAACCGCTATTGCCATCTGGGGCATATTCACCACCACACAGCCAGAGAGGTGGGTTCTATGCACTTTGAACACTGGGGCAGCCTTACTGCTACCGACCAATGGCATAGCGACTCAGGCTACGGTGCAGAGCGTTCTATGACAGCAGTGGTCTACCACAAAGATAGCGGTGAAGATTCCCGCGTTAAAATTAAGGTTGAAGGATGAGCAATGTTATTGATTTACCTAAAAGGAGCATTAAGCTCACTAGAGTCTATTGCGAGGAGTGTCAACTCCCTCTTACTTATTGGCTTGGTACTGATGATTCTGCTTATGGTCTATGCCCTAGCTGCGACCTTAACATACCTGATGAAATTGATTTATCTACTGAGGAGGTAGAACATTGAATAAAGATAAAGGTAAAAAAATTAAACGGTTTTTTTTAGGATTGGGTACTTTGGTTATTTCACCTATCTATATTCCAGTGCTTATATGCTGGGAGGAAAGAGATGAAATTGTAGGATGCTACAAACATATATGGCAAGCAATCACCTTTCAGGATATAAAATAATGAGCGCACTTGATAAACAACAGGGCGGTAGCCATTACCAGCTTGCCATCCAGCCTATCGAGTACATCTACAAGAACAGCTTGGACTACTGCGAGGGCAACGTGGTGAAGTACATTACAAGGCATGGCAGCAAGAACGGAGCTGAGGACATACGCAAAGCCATTCACTATTGCGAACTATTACTAGAGCTGGAATATGGCGAAGAAAGGTAGAAAAAAAGCCACAGTCGCGCAGGAGATGGAGAAAGCAGCAAAGCTCTTGCAGCGGCTGGTAAGGTTAAAGGCAGCAGATGACAATGGCTACGCCCAGTGCGTTACCTGCGACAAGGTAGACCACTACAAGAACCTTCAGGGCGGCCACTTTATACCCCGCCACAGAACCATCTTCAAACTAGCAATATTCAACATAAATCCACAGTGCCCCCACTGCAACTGCTGGGGCATGAAACAGGCTCACTACGTTTTGCGCTATCGACAGTGGATGGTGGACACCTACGGCGAAAGGCGCGTGAAAGCGATGGAAAGGATGGCATGGCGACCAGCTAAGAAGTACGACCGAGAGGAAGTGATAGCCTTTGCCCGCGACCTTAAAGAACAGATTAAAGTAGAAGAATGGCGCATTGGGGAAATAAAGTGTTGACAGTTCTGTAACCATAAGGCAATATAGCTACACATTCAAAAAACAAGAAGGGCTACACATGAAACAAGAAATAAGATGGTTGATAGATGACTTTGTACGCGCAGACGCTAAGTGGGGCGGCGACATTATCGACCTTTGTGATGGCAAGAAAGATGTTCTTTGCTATGAGTGGTTGCGCGTTCACCAAAGCTGGCTAGATGACTACTTGCCTGTTGCGATAACTGGCACAGTTCACCAGATTCAATACCTAGATGCGCTATATGCTCAAGGCAATGACAGAGCAAGCCTGATGCTTAAAGATGCCATCTATCTATCACTGGAGCAATGCTTGCGAGATAGGGTTGAGGAATACTACCTTGAAGAACACGCAGAAGCAGAACCGTTTGCTGGATATGAGGCAGGACAATGATTAACTTCGACTATAAGTACGCAAGAGACCAAAAGGCTAAAGAGCGCAGAGCGCAAAGCCGTCAATTCATGGCGGCAGGGATAGGGTTATTTCTATGTTATGCGATAGCTTCAACGATGAGCTATAACGATTGTCTACAGGGGATATGCTAATGGAATATTTGATTATGTCGGGATTAACTGCCGTGATAATTGGCCTGCTATATGCAGTAGTGAAGCAGAAGCAGCAAGAAACTGTTGAATGGAAAAAGCGCAAAGCCCGTAAAGCGCAAGCCAATAAGGTGAAATGATGATTCCGCATTTAGTGTTTACAAGTAACGGTTTGCTGGGCGATTCTGGATACACCAGCCCAAAAGTGGAAATGGTTTTATACAACGACTGCTACACACGCGACGAATTGTTGGAAGAGTTTCAGGCTTTTATGGCTGGCTGCGGGTATTTCTTTAACGAAAATGAATCAATACAAATAATAGAAGGTGGAAAACCATGACAAAACTAGAATTTGCCGATAGCGAAACCAGCATTAATGTAACTATTAACCAAGACCGTGTAAGTCTGGAGGAGGCTATAAGCACCTTCGCTGACTTTCTAACAGACGCTGGGTATGAGCTAGGGGAAGGCAAGACCATCGGATTAATTGACATAGACCAAGGGGAATAACATGAAGAAAGCGATATTTTTTGCAGTATCAGTAGCATTATCTTTTAACGCAGCTGCCACCTGCACATCTAAAGTAGATAGCTGGGGCAACACGCGCTACAACTGCGGCGGCACTAGCGGAACTATGACCACTGATAGCTGGGGAACAACTAGAGACTCGCGCAGTGGCACAACCTACAAGACAGACTCTTGGGGTACTACACGCGGATCTGATGGGAGTAGCTGGAAAACTGATAGCTGGGGAACTACCCGCTACAACGATGGCACAACGTCTAAGAAAGACAGCTGGGGAAACACTCGTTTCAGTGATGGCACTGTATGTTCCAAAGACAGCTGGGGGACAACACGATGCCGCTAAGTAAAGCAGAAGTGCAAGCTATGATTGATGAAGCAAACGCTACAGCAGATAAGCACTTAGAGGATAGATACCACAGCGCCAAGGTTGAGGCAAAGCAGCTATCAGATAAGATAGTTGAATGGCTACAAGCTAAACCTGTAAGCAATGGGGTTGCCATTCTTGTGGCTATGCTTATAATTATTATCGACTAGGGTTTCCCCTCCTACCCCTTGAAGCAGGTCTACCGCACCTGTAGTCACAACGCGGTGCCATACCTTTCTTGATATATTCCCCATGCTAAACCATCATTTCTAATCATAACCGATAGCCTTTACAATGCCCGCGAACTTACTAACCAGAGACTCGCAAAATGTTATACATGATAGGCTTTATCTTCACAGCCCTTATTCTAGTGGCTATCCAAGACCTTATATTGCACAAAAAGTAACCAGCGTTTACAATAACGGCACAACCAAACTGTTAGCCTGCGGAGGTTAATATGCACCAGTTGAACATTGTAAGCCGTATTATTGAATGCGAAGAGAATGGATGGCATGATTTATTGTCTAAGGTCGATGGCATAACCCAGAGCCTTATCGACAACCCTTCAGCAGTCAAACCTGTAATAGTCGCCCTGCGCTTCTGGTGTGATGCAGTAGATTGCAAGGTTAATGGTTTACCGCCTGATGAGCATGATGTTATGCTTCAAAACCCCCTTATGAATATACGCGCTGCCTTTGGCACTGAGGTATAACCCCCTAGATGAAAAACGGAAACCAAGGCGAGGGCGGTGGCAGACCCCCTGTAGTCTTTACCCCTGACCAAGTAATTGAGATTCAGGCGTTGGCTGCTGTCTTAACTAAAGGTCAGATAGCCGACTACTTTGATATAAGTGAGAAGACGCTCAGGGAAGTAGAGAAGCGACAGCCTGAAGTTTCTACCGCTTATAAAAAGGGCAGGTGCAAACAGATTGCAAACATGGGCAGTAACCTTGTTCAATTGGCTGAGGACGGCAACGTAACAGCAAACATCTTTTACCTGAAGACCCAAGGCGGTTGGAAAGAAACAGAGGCAGAGGTTCAAGAGATACCCCCTATCAATATCATATTAGACAGCCGTGTTACTGACCCTACCTCAGAGTGAGATATTCACTAGCAGTAGCCGCTTTCGTGCTGTTGTTGCTGGGCGTAGATTCGGCAAGACCTTTCTGTCTACTGGGGAGATACTGCGAGCCGCTATCAGTGGCAAGAATAAGAATTGCTGGTATGTAGCGCCGACCTACGGATCCGCAAAAGAGATTGCTTGGGATATGCTTATCCAGACTATCCCGCCTGAATACCTGACCAAGACAAACGAAAGCAGCCTGACAATGCGCTTGATTAATGGAAGCGTTATCAGCCTGAAGGGAGCGGAGAAGCCTAACAACCTTAGAGGACGAGCTTTAGACTTTGTTGTCCTTGACGAGTTTGCAGATATGCGACCAGAGGCTTGGTATGAGGTTATCAGACCCAGCCTGTCAGATAGGCAAGGGAGTGCGTTGTTTATCGGCACACCTAAAGGGCGCAACCATTTCTATGACCTGTACACCAAAGGGCTTGACGGTGATGCAGATTGGGATAGCTTTCAATATACAACGATTGAGGGCGGCAATGTTCCTGCGGCAGAGATTGAATCGGCTAAAGCTGACCTTGATGAACGCACCTTTCAGCAGGAATACCAAGCCCAGTTTGTAAACTATTCGGGGCTTATCTACTACGGCTTTAGTCGTGAAGATTCAGTGCGCAAGATAGAGACAGACCACCACACCCTGCATGTTGGAATGGACTTCAATATTGACCCGATGAGTGCTGTTGTTTGTATACGCCACCATGACACCCTAATCGCTGTTGATGAAATAGTAATGTTCGGCAGTAATACGCAAGAGATGGCGCAGGAAATCAGAACGCGCTACCCTGACAAACATGTTATCATCTACCCTGACCCAGCTTCACGCCAACGCAAGACCAGCGCAGGTGGGCGCACAGATTTGAGCATACTTCAGAACGCAGGTTTTGAGGTTAAAGCAAAAACCAGACACGCACTGGTTAGGGATAGAATAAACGCGGTCAATTCCAGATTGCTTTCCAGTGATGGGCAGCGGAACTTGTTGATAGACCC